GCTTCGTAGATAGCTTCGTCAAGGGTTTCAGACCCTGCTTCAACCATTGCGTTGTCCATTGTCTTGCGCCACCAGCGTGTCCACTGCACCTTCTCAACCATCTTCTCTAACTCGTCACCTTCAAGCCCATCCTCCGCTAGTTTCATACGGATATCGGCAACAGTGAAGATGCACCCAACCCATCCAAACTTGCTAGACATCTGATGGTATAACTCAATCCCTTCGTGTTCTTCCATTGTCCCTACCTCTGCTCTAGCAACAGGCACACCAACACGGTCTGCTAAATCTGCAATCTCACTATCCGTAAATGAATCGTCTAGTTGTTCTGCGTCAATGACATAGCACCCCTCAATGTTTAGGACTGTGCCAGTCACCTTGTCAATAATTAGTTTTCCCATTTCTATTCTCCTTCTTCCATTTCTACAATCGCATAGTTGCTTTCGTTATATTTTTTATTTGTGTAGATGACGAGTTGCCCGTCATTGTCTTGTCCTAGTGTGGCGTTCGGGCATACTGCCATGACCGCTTCCATTAGTTGTGTATCTGTAATCATTTTGTTTTCCCTTTCTATGGATTACTTCTGTACCGTACCACGATTGTGTTCACGGTACAAATCATTACGCTGTGACGGATGTCTCTCATAAGAACCACGCCTACGGTCACGCCTCATCTTTACTGCCACATCCCAAGCGCACATCAAAAATAAAATTGTGAACGGCATTATGAAAAGCACCACCGCAACAAATACATATTCGCTGTAAGGGATAGTCGGGTCGTATCCGTTGTTCATTTTGTTTCCATTTCTTTATTGAACTCGCTAACGATTGTGTCTATTGTCTGCCAACAAGTGAGGCAGTATGAGTAGTCCCACTTGTGAACCATACGGTTCAGGGTGTGAGGTTCCCCGCATACATGGCACTCGTTCAGGATAATTCTCTCTGCTGTTTCCATTATGCCCCCATCTCAATTCCTTTTAGACCCGTACCGTTGGGGTAGATAATGTCGTACCCCTCATGCGCTACGGCATGACCAATAGAGAACGGTTGGTGCTGTTGTAGCCAACTCCACGCTTGCGCTTCTGTTCTGAATGTGGCGAGTGAACGCCCGTCCCGTGTTACTTCGTAAGTTTCCATTTCTATTCCTTTATCCATTGTGCGATACGTGCGTACTCCTCCATACGCCACCCTGCTTTCATTGTCTGCTCATATCGGAGGCAGTGCTGGCTTAGGTAGTAGCCCGTGTTCCCCTGTGTAGCGGTCATCATTTTTGTGTCGTCCTCAATCCATACCGCTTTGGTTAGGCGGTCATAGTCTTTCTGTAGGTCTGCTATCAAGTGCCCTAGTTCCCTGATAGTTTCTTCACGCAACGCCCTAGCGTCCGCTACTGCCTGTTCCTTATTCATTGTTCCCTTTCTATTTCTGTAACAATGCGATGATGAAATCACGGTGGGCTTCACGCTCTGCCCGTGGTGTGTCTAGTACGTGGTCAATCATGCACTTCACTCCTTTGAGTGTTGGGTGGCTGAGTTCCCCATTAGTGGTGTGGAAACTAATGTGACGACCTAACGGTGTCCCTGCTGTTCCCTTATCGTGCTTGACGATTTCGTAACCCCGATATTTATGTGTAGCCATGATGTTCCCTTTCTGTTGGCTATGTGTAACACGATACAGTAGTCCTGTACCAATGTCAAGTATTTGTTTAGTGACTTTCGTCACAGTGTCTCACTCAATGTTTCCCGTGAAACATCTACTTGTATAGAGCAACTATTATTTATAGGTTAGGCTTACCTAACATTCTTCACTGACCAGTGTGACACCCACACCGAACCAGTCCCCGACATTGGTGATATGAGGTAGTCCGTATTTCCGAACCGTTCCCTAGCGTCAATGATTGCTACGGTGAAACTAACCCCTTCTATTTTGTTGTAGTCTGCAACCTTTCCGATTGCGCTGTGTAATTCTGTTGCCGTTTTCATTAGTTCGCACCACCCTCGCACACTGCTACATATCCGTATCCATCAACACTTGCCCCGATAACCCACTTACCGCCCCATTCCATCTTGTCTAGATACATTTGGATAGCGTTGGCGTGGTTGTCCACGGGGTCTAACTCGTCAGTCCATGGGGCAGTCATCTTGCCCCCGTAGTGCCATACCTTGATGGTTCTACTGTTCTCCATGAACTTAGTTTGGATAGTGACACGGTAGGACTTTCGTACCGTTGCCTGTTGTATTGTTGTAGCCATTTTAGTTTCCCTTTCTGTTGGCTATGAGTAACACGATATCGTGCTATTCGTTATTTCCACTGTGACTCATGTCACACTGTCTCGTAGTGGTATCCCTGTCCCTGTTGTTCATATTCCCGTTCCTGTTCCGCTTGACGCTCCCACGCCTCAGCACCCTTGATGTCTCCCAAGTTTCGGCATAGTCTCGCCTCTGCGAACAAGCGTTCGCTAAATGTCTCGTACTTTTTCATTGTCCTATTGTCCTTTTCTGTTGTGCCCCGTTGTGGGGTAGTGGGCTAGTAGGGTCGTGAACCCTTGCCGACCTAATCGGTCTAGCCCCGTTTAGTTATTCGCTAATCTCTGTCCATGTCCAACTATCTGCTAGGTATCTTGTCCATACGCAAGTGTCTACTAGTGGGTAGCCTTTCTTCGTGACATGTCCCCGCACCCAACCACTAAGAACGGTATCTGTCCATACTGTCATTTCTTTTTTAGGGTTGGTGGTATCCCAATTTGTGACGCTGTATCGCTTGCCTTGTTCCATTGTTCTAGTCCTTTCTAGTTCCCGTGCCAACAAGCCATGAAAAACTTGTCTTTGTCAAATCGTGGATTTTCTTGTGCGAATACTTTTGCAAGCGCATACTCTATTTCTTCCATAGCGTGCCTTGCCTCCGTTGGGATTAGTCCGCCGTTAGGCGCTCCCCAATCGTTGCGGACATTGTTGATAGCCTTGGCGATTGCCTCGTAGTCTTTTCTTGTCATTACGCTACCTGGCTTTCTACTGCTTCCAATACTTCGCCGTATGTCTTGTAACTTGCCATTGCGTCTTCTAGCAATGCGTCTACCTTGTAACAGAACAGAGCGTGCTCTACTCTCTCCCATTGGTATTTGGTGAGTGTCACCGTTACCGTCTCTGTGAACTTGTCCATTGTTTCCCTATCTCTAAAATGTTTCACGTGAAACATTTTCCCTATCTGTTAGTAACTACTCTATCAAGTGTTTCACACTTTGTCAAGTATTTCCTGTGTGACTTTCGTCACTATCTCAGTGACCCTTTCGGTATCTCCTTGATGTGTACCACTGTATCAGACCGTAACACACTTGTCAAGTCTTTCTACTGTGACTTCCGTCACACCCCCAAACATACCCCCAAGGGTATCCAAACACGAACACTTGTTCGGTCGGCGGTAGTCTACCCGATACCCCACCCAATTACAACGTGACATATGTCACACGAACACACGTTCGGTCTAACAGACACAAACTAGAACAACGGTCCAGACCAACAGCCCCCGACTCCCCAACCAACTAGCAAGTAGCAACACACAACCAACTTGTCTACAACTTGTCTACATAGGCAGTGTGAGGGGCTGGCTACCTATTTTTTATTGGTTGCTGGGGGTAGCGGGGTGCTTGCTGGAGTTAGCAGTATGAAAAGTCACAGGCTGTTTAGATTGTTGCATTTGCAACTATTATTCCTAGGTAGCCTAACGCAACTAGGGTATGTGCCGAGGCATCCCCCCCTGTATATATGTATTACTGGAGAGTTATGGTTTCACTCTTTTGGTGGTTTTGAGCGTGTGTGACTCTGAGTGGGGGTTGACTACTGAGAGTGGTTGGGTGTGTGTGGCTCTTGAAGCGGTGGACCTAGAGTTTTACGTATGGTCCGAGCCGTTGCTCTGTCTAGAGCAATTCACTGGCTGGAGACAAATGGTCTTTGTAAAAGAAAAACGGAAAAAAGAAAAAGTAGTTGTTCTGGAAGAACACACTACGAGTGGTTCTCAAGAACACCAGTTCAAGTTCTTGCAGACCATGAAGTCACCCACCAGTTCTAACTTGTCGGACCACTTGCTCACATCTTCCTGGCAGCAACCGCAGCGAAGCAAGGGCGCTAGTAAAACACTAGATGACCAGCACATCTAGATAACTAACTCCCCCCACGGTTTACCACTCGGAAGTGGATGGTCGCCGTAGCCAAGATTTTAAGCCGACACCAAAAGGTCTACGAGATGACGTTCGTAACGCTGCTTGCTCCACTTACACAACAGGGGCATCAACTACTTAATGAGGCTTGGTTGCAGGGAACATCAACCCACGTTCCCGTGTATTACTTGCGCCGCATCATGCAACCGATGTACCGCCATGGTGGGTATTCTTCCCCCCGCAAGAACATCTCAAAACCATAAGGGGGAAAGAACCCAATCGTTACCTCACGGTTCAAAGGTGAAGCAACTATGTGACAGGAACTATACACCCATATCTGGTACTGTTACAACATGGCAGCAAAAAAAGTTTGGGACAAACCAAATCCAAATAAGAAGTCAACCCCTTTAACGCCTGCACAGAAAACAGCAGCGAAAGCACGGGCGAAGAAGGCGGGTCGTCCCTATCCGAACCTTGTTGATAACATGGCTGCTGGACGGAAGAAGAAGTAATGCCACAAGACCCTCGCCTTAAACGAGCAGGAGTCACAGGTTTCAACAAACCCAAAGCCACCCCTAGCCACCCAACAAAATCACACGTTGTCGTAGCCAAAGTAGGCGACCAGATAAAAACCATACGTTTCGGACAGCAAGGTGTAAAAGGTTCACCAGAAGGTTCGGCACGAAACAAAGCATTTAAAGCCCGCCACGCTGGTAACATATCCAAAGGAAAAATGTCTGCTGCATACTGGAGTGACCGTGTGAAATGGTGAAGTGTGCTAAAGTGGGATTATGCCACGCACTTCTGAACTGCCAGACAATGTTTTGTTAATCGGTAAAACAAAAACAAAATCTGGAAACGAAAAAAACCTCTACTCAGTTACTTGTTTGTTTTGTGGTAAATCACGAAATATAACCCGCCACGACCATGCAACAAGATTGTCCAAACATCCATGCAAATCGTGTTCTAATAAAAACAATAACCCCCAGGGTGAAATACAAGGGGTCAGGGTTTCCTGGTTTAATAAATTCAAAATGTCTGCAACCCACAGGTCTTTAGAATGGGACATAACAATTGAAGATGTGGCTCTTATACTTTTTGAACAGTTTTCAAGATGTGCGTTATCAGGTGTAGAAATTTCGGCTAAAGGGGACTTGAAAACAATTACTGCTAGTATTGACAGAATAGACAACTCAATTGGATATACAAAAGAAAATATCCAGTTAGTTCACAAGAAAATTAATATGATGCGTGGAACTCTTACCGTAGAAGAATTTATTGATTTTTGTAAATCTGTTTCTACTTGGCAAGAAAGTTGGCTGTAAATGGGAACAAAACGTACTGTATCCCCTGCGGATAAAGCCAAATTCTTCGCAGCGATAACTGCTGGACAAACAATCACCCAAGCCTCCCGCACTGCTGGCATCCATGTCAATACTGGTTCTAAATGGGTGGCGAAAGCGAAAGCAGCCGAGGCTCTCCGTAAAGAGACAGACGCTAAAGCAGCCAAGGTAAGACGCAACGAGGGTGGCGAGCAACGTGACGAATACAACGCCTTCATGGATGCGATTGATTTACCATCTGCTGTACCTGATGACAGGCTTTGCCCTGAAGCGCAACACGGTAAAGAAGACTTTGCTTTCTTCCGTGAGTACTACCTTGGTCGTGTCCCATCACCTTGGCAAGTAGAAGCAGCCTTGGAACTAGTCAAACTGTTGGAGTCTGAGGAAAAAGAATTCGTTGTAGTGAACGTCCCCCCAGGTGCGGGAAAGTCCACCTTGTTCCACGATGTAGCGGTATGGGCGATTGTCCGTGACCGCAAGATTCGTATCATGATTGGGTCTGTATCGCAGAACATGGCGAAGTTGTACTCCCGCCGTATCCGTGAAACCCTTGAACGTCCTATGCCTATCCAACCAGACCCCCAACTGGTACGCAAAGGCTTAGCCCAAGACGCACAAGGATGCCTTTCCATTGACTACGGCAGATTCAAACCAACCGATAAAGGCGCATTATGGCGAGCAGACGAATTTGTAGTGGAACAACTAGATGGGAATGGACTTGACAACAAGGAACCGACTGTTCGTGCTTACGGTATTGAAGCAGAGTTCATCGGACACCGTGCCGACCTCTGCCTATTTGACGACGTGGCTTCACCTGATAACGCCCGTGAATCTGTCGCCAGAGATAAACTTCTTGAAAGATGGGACAACGTGGCAGAAGCACGTTGCGACCCAGGTGGGCTACTGGCGGTTGTTGGACAGCGCCTCGGACCAGGCGACCTATACGCACACTGTCTCTCCAAAGTTGCTTATGACCTGGATGATGAAGATTATGACGGGTCGGACATAATCACACCTGAACAGGTGGAATCAATGGAACCATTGAAATCACAAAAGTACAAACACATCATTTATCAGGCGTATTATCCTGACCTTGACACAGGTAAAGAGTCACGACGTTTTGACGCACCCCCATATCCTGACGGTCCACTCCTAGAACCGAAGCGTCTCCCCTGGAAAGACCTATCTTTTATCCGTTATAACAAACCTGAAGTGTTTGAAGTGGTGTATCAACAGGGAGAGTTGGATTTAGACGCATACCTTATTGACAGGGTGTGGATTAATGGCGGTATGGGCGCAGATGGTGTCCAATATCAGGGCTGTATTGACCATGAACGTGGACATGGAGAAATACCCCCAGGTCTTGCCCCGCCTGTTTTGTCTATTGTGGCGGTTGACCCATCACCAACTATGTTCTGGGCGTTAACATGGATTTTGTACCAGCCAGAAACCAATCTGTACCACGTTATTGACATTGAACGCTGCAAACTGACAGCAGAAGACCTGCTTGGATACAACACCACCACAGGTGAATACTCAGGAATCATGGATGACTGGCAAGAACGGTCACTCCGCATGGGATACCCCATCTCGCACTGGGTTGTAGAGATTAACGCAGCCCAACGATTCCTTTTAGCGCACGACTTTGTACGCAAATGGCAGTCCAGCCGTGGAGTCAACGTAGTTCCACACACCACAAGCCGTAACAAACTGGATGAAAAGATGGGTGTTGAAGCCCTACTCCCACAGGTATTCCGCACAGGTGCTATCCGTCTACCCCATATGCGTGGCAACTGGAAAACCCTCGCTGCTGTAGAAGAACTAACAAAATGGACTAGAGATAAAAAGTCTGGTACCGACATTGTGATGAGTATGTGGATGGCTGTCTTGAACATCCCGAACCTGACACAGATGAAGTTACCTCCCCGTCAGTGGCGACCATCGTGGCTCAACCAGTAGTAATGTGTTAGCCTTTAGTCGTTTCCGTTACACAAAAGGTCAGTATGAAAACAGTTGAAGAAATAGTTGACCTATACCGAGAGCGTGTCACCGCCCAAGGTCCTATTCTTTCCCAAATGCGCCAAGTACGCCAACTTGCCAATGGCGACATTGTTGTTCCCCTGAACGAATTAGACCGCAACACCAAGTCTTCCGTAGCAAACCTGCTTGTCCAGGGTCTTGACCAGATGAGTATGCGTGTCGCATCCACGATGCCGTCACCTTATTTCCCTGCTATGCGTGAAGGACAAGACCGTTCCATGCAGTTGGCTCGTGACCGTAAGCGGGCAATGCTTGCTATCTGGGACCAGAACCGTATGGGTATGAAGATGCGCCGCCGTGCCCGTCACTTACTTGCATACAGCAACTCACCTGTATATATCAAACCTAACTTTGATAAGCGAATCCCAGAGTGGCAACTACGCAACCCACTTGATACCTTCCCTGCGCCCGCATCAGAATCAGATAACCCTGTACCAGAGAACGTAATCTTCTCATATAGCCGCACCTATTCATGGCTTGCCTACAACTTTGGTGACGCAATCAACGGTGCGCTCCGTGTTGGACAACCACGACCAGACGACATGTTCACCATCCTTGAATATGTATGTGCAGACGAAATCGTTACGCTTGCAATGGGCTACGAAAAAGACCGTGACCCTGTTAGCGGTACCTACTACATGGGTGCGCCAGCCGTAGAACTGTCCCGCATCATCAACCGTACAGGGATGCCACTGGTTATTGTCCCTCAGCGCATCACTCTTGATAAGCCACATGGACAGTTTGATGGTCTTCTTGGTATGTACTACACACGTGCCCGTCTTCAGGCTCTTACCGAAATCGCTATTGAGCGTGGCATTTTCCCTGACGAATACCTTGTTGCCCGTCCTGGTGAGAACCCAGAGATTATGCAGATTGCAGATGGCAAGTCTGGACAGTTAGGTGTTGTTAAGGGTGGCGATATTCAACAGTTGCAGTCAAACCCAGGCTATAAAACAGACGTAGCGTTGGACCGTTTAGAACGTCAAGAGCGTTTAGAGGGTTCTATCCCTGCCGAGTTCGGTGGCGAATCAGGTACCAACATCCGTACAGGTCGCCGTGGTGATGCAGTTCTTGCAGCAACTGTGGACTTCCGAGTACAAGAAGCACAAGAAATCTTCGCCTCATCCATCAACGAAGAAGACAAAGTTGCTATCGCAATTGAAAAAGCATATTGGGGTTCCACCGCTAAGTCTTTCTTTATGCCAGGCATGGGTGGCGGTATCAAGGATTACACTCCGAACAAACTATGGGAAACAGATTTCCACTATGTCGCATACTCGGCTGCTGGTTCAGACGTAAACAGTCTCATCGTCGGCTTGGGTCAACGTCTTGGTACAGGGCTTATGTCTAAGGAATCAGCCCGTGAAGCAGACCCGCTTATCTCTGACCCAGAGTTGGAGAAGGACCGTATCGTTGCTGAAGGTATTGAAGCAGCGTTGTTGTCTTCTATTCAGGCACAGGCAGCAGACCCGAACGGTCCATACCAACCTGATGACCTTGCATACATCGCATCACAGGTTGCTTCTAACAAGATGAGTTTGTCTCAGGCAATTATGGCTGCACAGAAACGAGCGCAAGCACGTCAAGCAGAGACTGCACCAGCAGGTTCACCTGAAACAATGCCTGGTTTGGCTATGCCTGGTATGGGCGCTGAACAACCTATCGGTCCTGGAGGTGCAGAGCCATCGTTGGACCAACTTCTTGGTGGGCTTGGTGGACCGCCTGCTGGAGCAGCAGCAGCACCAGGAACCCCAGGTGGTGTGTTGAGTCTTGCTAGTCGCCTTGGAGGAGAATAATGGCTGAGTACCCTAACCGTACAGACCTTCGTAACCCCGCAGGAAAGATTGCTGCGAAGGCTGCAACAGGTCAAACATATGGTGAAGCAGGAAAACAACTTGCTGCACAACAGGCTGTCCCTATGGGTGCGCCTCCGACTGCTGCACCACAACCAATGCAACCAGCGCAACCTGCGAACCGTCCTGTCCCTGGGAATGTTGTTGACCTTATGGCACCAACTCAACGCCCACAAGACCAGATGGCTCCAATTATGAATCAACCAATGATTCTTCCTATGTCTAACCCTGTTCTTGAAGAACTAGAAGTGCTTTACAACATGTACCCAAACGATGACCTTTTGGGTCTTATCTCTGCGTTGAAGTACAGTGGTCGGTAATGAGAAACCCTGAAATTGAAGATGCTGTATGGGCAACTATCGCCGCAGAAAACGCACGAAGGAGACAACTCGCCGCACAGGGAACACAGGCACAGGCTCAACGTGTAGGTCAAATACATAATTTGTATCCATCTTTGCCAGCAGGTGTAAAACTTTCTGCTGCAAAAGCAAATCTTACTGACGAACAAGTACGACAGATTGCTTTGGCTTCTGCTCCTTTAGATACAAAGCCCAAAGAGCCAAAGAAAAAATCATGGTTTGAACGCAATGTTATGAGCAAAGTTAAGACTGCTTCCCGTTATGGGTTTGCTGCTTTAGAGTTTGTTCCGCAAACTGTTGTTGGTGGTGTCGCACAAGTTTTTGACAAAGACGACTCTGTTAACGGATGGATTATTTCAACAGACCTTGGTTCTCTTATTGCTAATGATGAGGATGCGGGTGATGGTTTCTTTATTGGTGGTCGTGCAAAGGAACTTCAGACTGAACGTGTACGTAGATACCGTGGAACAATTAATGGTGAAGCGTTTACAATTGGTCGTGGTTTAGCATCCACTTTCCTTGACCCAAATACAACCGCATACCGAACACTATCTGGAATGGTTGATGCTGCTGTTGCTATTGGAATCCCATCCATTCCACTGGCAGGACAAATTGGTAAAGCAGCACGTGCAGTTGAAGAAGGTGCTGATGTTTCTAAAGGTTTTGGTCTTGTAGGTAAAGGTCTTTCTGCTGTAGCCCAAACCGATACTGGCGTTGAGGTTCTTTCTAAGATTGGTGCAGCATCACGCATCGTTGGCAAGGGGAGCAAAGAAGTTACATTGACTCGTGCTAACGCTGCTGAACGAGAACTGTTACGCCAACAGGTAGGCATCGTTGGTAATAGCATTGATATTGAACAAACCAACAGGTTCTTTAGAACAAGTTTTGGTCGTCGCATTATTCAACGCACAGCAGAAACAGATGATTTTGCTGAAACACACGAACTATGGGGTGGCAAGTTAGACCCGTCAACAACGATGAAACTTGCTAACGCAAAAACAGAAGAAGAAGTTTCTGCTGCATTGCTTGATGTTTTAGGTACACAAGTAACGAACATTGCGAATGTTAAGGGTGGGCGCAGAACTTACATGTCCCTTGACCAACGAAACAAAATTATTGATTCCATCCCTATTTCAACACAGGGTGTTTCCCGTGCTTTCGCAAAAATGCCAGCACACAACATTAATCTTTTCCAGGCTGAAACCCCTCGTGACCAGATTCGTCAAATTGATACTGTTCAAAGAGTTATAAAACTGTTCAAAATTGCAGGTCCAAAACTGGATGAAAAAGGTGAAGTGATACTTGACAATGCAGGTGAAGTTGCTGTTCCAGACCTAGCAAAAGATTTTATTAATCGTGCTGGTGAACTTTTACTTTCAAAAGACGAAACTAAAATTGCTGAATTTTATGATGACCTTCTTGCTGAAGGTAAAAACTCAATGGTTCGTTTTGGCACGGCACCAGAACTTGTTGATGAACTTTACAAAATACATGATGATTATGTGAAGGGCGCTAGAAAACGAACTGTTGACTCTGGAGGAAATCCATTTGATGATGGTCTATATCGCAACATCCACGGTCTTCCTCCTGATGCTGACGCACGAAATTTTATTGGTGGAACATTAACTTCAGAATTTGCTAATCACGAATTCATTGTTCCAGACCCAAGACAAGTACGTCGCCTAACAAATAATTACAACTGGCTTTGGATTAAAAATAAGCAAGACCCAAATCTTCTTAATCTTAACAATGCTGGTCAATTACGTATGCCATTAGCAGCAGCCAACTGGTTCCAGGAAGAAGTATGGCGCAAATACATTACGGCTACAATCGGGAACTTTGTGCGTAACACCATTGATTCACAAGTGTCTATCGCATTGTCAGGCAAAACAGGGATAAGTCCTTTTTATCATCCTTTTCAGTGGATGGCATTTGTTAACCACAAAGTTGGTCAGGGTACTGTAACCGCAAAAGAATGGGATGTTATTGGTTCAGTGGAAAATATCGGTGATGAACTGATTGATTATCGCAACGTAACAGAAGATGGTATTTCTGCTTACTATAAAGACCCAGTTGCTGTAAAACGTAGAGCATCAAGAATTGGTCAGTTTGTTGATTACACACGCCGTCTTGACAAAGTAGACAATGCTGTTGCAAGAGCGCATGGCGACGAAATTGGAAAACTAAACGCCGACTGGTCTACCCGTAAATTAGCGGAAGGTCTTTCTGTTGACGAACTTTATGACTTAATTCAAGCAGGAGACAAAGAAGCGGTCCGTTGGTTTACGACTATCAAGTCTAAGTTCAATACTGGCATGGAAGTGTGGGACGCACCATCACAATCAATTGTGTACGAAAAAATTGACATGGATGTAAAAGGCAACTTGATGCGGTTGCTGGAATCAAATAATGCCCGCCTCGGAAGAATCACTGGAGACAATTCTGAACTTCTTGAAATCGTTGCACAGGGTCGCCTTACTAAGCAAGTTAAAATGGTTGGACCAAACGATAAGATTGTTGGTGAACTTAAAATTGGTGGTCGTGTTCAGGTAACACAAAAAATCAAAGTTGGTGGGAAAACAGTTGATAGCACTTTTGTAGGCAGGGTTGTTGATGAAACAAGAACAGCAAGCGGTTCAACTTTTAAAGTAGAACCTTTTGCTTTTGACGGTCTAGGCGATAACACAAAAGAACTTGAAGAACTTTTAAGAAGTCAAGCAATTTATATGGACCCTCGTATGCCACAACGAGTTGTTGCAGAAATACGTAATCCCAAAACAACAGCAGCATCTTCCGTTGGCGATTCAATGAATTTGTTAGTTGACAAATTTTATTCGTTTATGTATACAAAACCAATTTCCACCCTTGAACGCTCTCCAGCGTTCCGCAGTTACTACTACGACTGGGTGGAAAAATTGGCTGTATCTCTTGATGAAGCATCATTAAATAAAATTATTGACGACATCTCATCTCGTGTTGATGACCCAGAAAACTATTTAACGCCTGGCTTGTGGAAAAAACTTCAAGACCTTAAAGCAAACCCAGATAAACTTTATGGCACATTGAACGCTGATGAGGTTTCAAGTTTTGCATCAGGTTCAGCACTTGACGAATACAAAAAGACTTTCTATAACGCAGTAGAACGCCGCAACGGTACAGACATTATGCGTCTTATCTCACCATTCGCACAGCAACAGGCTGAATTCTTTGGACGTATGGCTAGGTTCTTCACAGTTCCAGTAGCAGGTGGCGCACTTGGGTATCTTCCCAACCCAGACAATTTCCGTAAGATGCAGTGGGCTGTAGAGAATGGTCGTGAGGCTGACCCAGATGGTGATGGTCGTGGCATCTTCTATAAAGACCCATCTAACGGAAGATTCTCTGTTGACTTCCCACTTGTAGGCGGTTTAACAAAAATGGTTACAGGTGTTACTGCCAATTTGACTCTCCCCGTTAAAGGTCTTGCTCCTGGTTTGGATTACCGCCCAGGATTAGGACCAGTCATGTCAATGGCAACAAGCGCCATCTTGAAAGATATGCCTTCGCAGGACTTCATACGTAAAATACTTTTGCCTTATGGTGAAAGAACAGACCTGTCTGATGCTTTTGTCCCGTCTTGGCTGACAAAAGCCCTTGATGCTGCAAATGGGAAAACGGATGGTCGCTTCTTTGCTAACACCTATATTGAAACAATGCAGGCATTGTCGGCAACAGGAGAATACGACCTGTCCAATGCCAATGAGGTTGACCGTTTGCAGAATGATGCAAGAGATAAGGCAAGAATTTTTGTTGCGCTTCGTGCTTTTTCACAGTTCACTGGTCCAGCATCAGGCGATTTAAACATGAAGGTTGCAGCAAAAGGCGGCGACTACCATACCGTTGGTTTAGCGACAGCACTCCAAGCATTGCGGGAAAACAACCCAGACACATCTGCCCTGCGCTTTATTGAAATCTTTGGCGACAACGCTTTTATTTATCTTGCCAACAAGACAACATCCGACGTTGGCGGTCTGGGCGCATCAAAAGAGTTCGGTAATTTTGAACGGAACAACCCAGAACTGTTCCGTGTCTATCCTGATATTGGTGGGTTCTTTGGTCCTGCTGGAACAGACTTTGACTTTGAGGTTTACACCCGCCAGTTGAAGACAGGCAAACGCCGCAGACTTACAGATGATGAAATTATTGACGCATCACAAAAAACAATTGGTATGGCTTTTTATCGTGACATGAAACGATACTTCGGTCCGAAGATGAACAAAGACCAACGTGAATATCTTGCCAATTATAAAGACCAGATTATTGCTAAGTACCCTGGTTTCGGGAAGATGAATCTTGACCCAGAAAAAACACAGCGAGATATCGGTTCTTTGTTTGATGCTGCTAAACGAGAAGATTTGAAAGACAATAAGGTGGCGCAGGCTGTCAATTATTACGAGCAGATTCGCAATGCCGCTTTACAGGAAGCCTATAGACGTGGTTTTGATTCGCTTAAATCTGCACAACTTGGTGATTTACACGAGTACATTGATGGGTATGCTGAGACTCTTGCACAGCAGTCTCCTGATTTCGCTAAGGTGTATGACAGATTGCTTTCTCAGGAGTTTGAATAATGGCACCACGTAAACAAAATCCATCAAATCAAAATGACCCTCCTGTTGTTCTCCCAGGGGCTATTAACCCTCCCCCTACTGGTGGGGTAGTTACAGGTTCAACAGAGGGTTATACTGGTGTATCCCCTGGGTATATACCACCACCTCGCCCTGGCGTACAAGGTAAAGATACTGTCTCTGGAATTGTTGATACAGAAGGTGCAGTAACTCCTTACTACAACTTGAACACGGGTCCTCGTGAACTCCTTAACAGCATGGGAGAAGTTGAAAGAAATACTTTTCTCAGAAATCTTTATGGACGTGGCTGGTATAAATCTGGAAGACCTGGTGGCGGTTTATCAGACGAAGACGAAGCCGCCGTTTCAAGACTTTTTTATGCCTCAAACCTGGCTGGTATATCTTGGAATCAAATTTATTCCTCAGGTAAAAAGTCTCCATTCTCATCTTCCCAAGATGGAGGTGGGCGTGTCAGGGTTGCCGCTACCGAAGACCTTGTTGAGATAGCAAACCGTACAGCACTGTCAACTATCGGACGCAAGTTGTCTGCTTCAGAAGCATCAAAGTTCAGCAGGGCTTATCAGTCAAGCCAGCAAGCAGAAGCAGCAGGCGGTGCCACTGTTCCTAGCACTGACGTATTTTTCAAGAACCGTATTGAACAAAAATATGGTGCTGAGTCCGATGGCTACAAGTATTTGTCTGCTATCAGTAATGTTGCAAATCTTATGGAGAATATGTAATGGCACCTAAAAAACGAGAACAAGAAATAGACCCTAAGGAAGTTGTCATCTTGGCTGATGCTGTCATGATTAGGTCTGACGCTTTGATGGAAGCAGGGAACATTACTCGTGCAGCGGCAGACAGTCTTGCTTTGAAACAAGTTAACTTTACTCGTAGAAAAAAAGGTCTTGCTTATATCAAGAGTTATGTCAAGAGCAAAGGTAGAGGTTTTATTGTTGGACCTAGCCCCGCAGTGACAAGACCTGGTAGTAGAAGTGGTGAAGAAGAAAATACTGGACCAACAAATAAAAATTCTCCTCGCCCTAGAACTACTACAACAACGACTACACCAGCAACTACAACAACTACAGTCCCATCTAATACGCCGAATTCATCTACCCTTGTACCTTCAATAGAAGGTATGGTGTTTCCAGAAAGAAAAAGGTTTGTTGACGAATGGCTAAAAAATCGTGCTGCAACATATGAAGTTGTTCTTGGTTTGAGTCCTGCCGCAGCAAAGGCAAAAGCAATAGAAGATGCTTTAAGAACAGAGGTTGGTACTGAAGCAGACCCAGGACCTTTTAATGTTTCTTCTCGCTTCCCCAGTGAAGCACCTGGGGCTGCCCAGAAACAATATAAGGCTATTATCAATGCGAAGCAAAGAGGTGGCAGATGGGCTGTTCTCGGTTATGGATTGTACACTGAGCAAGAAATTTATGAATTAAGGTCTGCTCTTGAAAGAGGGTTTGATAATGGACCTGACAGTGAGGACCCTCGTATCAATCCCAATGCTGGTGGTTCTGGCGGTGGCGGCGACGGTGGCGGACGAGGCGGCGGCGGTGGTCGGGCACCCAAAGACTATGGAAATAAAAAACCAGCCTCAGCAGTATCAGGTGACACATACACAAACTCAAAGAACGTAAAGTTCACATACCAAGACAACAAATGGGTTCGTACCGCAACGCTTGGAACTTCTGGAACAACCGTAGTTATTGACGGGAAAACTGTAACCGTTGGTTCTCAACAATGGAAAACAATTATCCAAGAAGAATTTGGTTCAATGTGGGACGTTTACAATAGCGACCAAGAAGTCAAACAAGTAATTGACGAATCAGTGCGACTCGGTTACTTTGATGACGAAACTAAGATGACTGCAAAACTGCAAAACACAACATGGTTCCGCACAACACAACAATCAGCACGTCAGTTTGCTATCCAGCAGTCAACAGACCCCGCAACATCTGAAGCAAGAATTACTGCCTCTGTTGAAGAACTAAGGGCTAACGCAGGGTCGTTGGGTTTCACTCTTAACGATACAACTTTGCGTAAACTGGCTAGTGATTCATTGAAGTTTGGTTGGTCACCTCAGCAAACATTGAACGCTTTGGGTTCGGAGCAGGTAGCACAGGCACAACTTGGCGGTCCACAAGGAATGGCTGATTTACGTCAGTCTTCTACTGGTCGCAACCTTCGTGCTAAGGCTGCAACTTATTTTCAGAAACCGTCAGAAGAACTGATTGGCACTTGGACACAGCAGATTCTTACTGGTCAAAAGACCGAGGTTCAGTGGGATGAGTTGATGCGTTCATCTGCTCGTACACAGTTCCGTTCTTTGCAGCCAGCACTTGACCGTGGTGAAGATGTTGATACTGCAATGTACGCATACAAGCAGCAGGCTGCGGCAACTCTTGGCTCGTCCATTGATGTAAGCCAGATTGACTGGACTCAGGACAAATGGAACAAGGCTTTGAATTACCGTGACCCTAAGACAAATGATTATCGTCAAATGGATTTGTGGGAATGGAATACATATCTTCGCTCACTACCTGAGTGGCAGAATACGGATGAGGCAAAGAACGCTTATGGAAACTTGGCGCAATCTTTGGCTCGTGGATTTGGAAAGATGGCGTAATGGCAGCACGTGATGATGCAATTGATTTTCTTCGGCAGTACGGATTAGATTCTTTGATTGGGCTTCTTGACGTTGAACTGCAAAAAGACCCAACTATTTTTGATGGTCAGTTTGGCAGGGAACGGATGTTTCGTACTGTCCGTGACACTTCTTTGTATAAGACTCGGTTTGCAGGCATGGCATTGCGGGAGAAGAACGGCTATAAACCCATTAGCGAGGATGACTACCTTATGGTTGAGAAGGAGTTTGAACAGGCTCTCCGTGTGAACAGTATGCCTAAAGGGTTTTACGATTCCCAGGATGACTTTGCAAACTTCATCGGAAATGACGTTCGTGCAGACGAACTAAACACCCGCATCCAACAAGGTTACCGAGCAGTAATGGAAACCGAACCAGGCACCAAGGAAGAACTGAAGCGTCTATACGGCATTGGTGATTCTGACATTGCAGCGTTCCTTATTGACCCTACAAGGTTCCAACAGTCAGAGGCTGTTAAGAAAGCAGAAGCCGCCCGTCGTGCTAATGCTGCCCGTGAACAAGGTATGCAACTCACTGCTGCCCAGTCAGAAGAACTGGTTAGCCGTGGCATCGGACAAGCAAGAGCGCAAGAAGGATTCCAGGAACTTGCCATGACACAAGAACTGTTTAACCCTTTGACCGCAGGTGAAACCGCAATCACACAAGAAGAACAAATCTCTGGCGTATTCGGAACCAACGCAGCCGCAGCACAACGCATCGCAACACGCAAAGCATCCCGCAAAGCAGCCTTCCAAGAAGGTGGCGGTCTAGCCGAAACTCAACAAGGAATCACAGGACTACGCACAGCAGGACAATAGTGTGCTATTGTTCACAACGTAAGCCGATGGCTGAAACCTACGGGAAATCCCCCGATACCGTAGCGTCACATGGGGTGTAAATAATGTAGCCACCACGTTCCTCCGATGTGGTGTGGACTAAGGAGAGTGCCATATGTCAGATTTCGCAGATACCTACGAAGACGACGAATCCATCTATGACGAGCCAGTCCAAGAAACGAACCCTGTTCGTTCACGGATGAAGCAGTTGGAGAAGGAAGCCCGTGAACTACGCAAACAAGTTGCAGAGTTCCAAACCGTACAACGAGAGATGGCTTTCGTTAAGGCAGGTATTGACCCTGCTTCACCACAAGCCAAATACTTCGTTAAAGGTTACGACGGCGACCTCACTCCAGAGGCTATTAGGCAAGCCGCAGAGGAAGCACAACTGATTACACCCCAAGCCAAACCACAGGACACCGACAAGGCAGCCTGGCAGCAGACCAACAGGATTGCCGCTGGAGCCGAAACCGCATCTAGTGGACCATCTTGGATGAAACGAATCAATGATGCGTCGTCCCAAGAAGAACTGTTAGCGATTTTTGCAGAGGCACAAGCCCAAGGTGTTGACCTTGGAGAAATTTAAACCCTCTACCTATTAAGGAAAAAAAATCATGGCTGATTACTACGCAGCAGAAACAGGCACCTCCAACCTTTCGGTTGACCAGGTTGCTTTTGAGAAGTTGGCATACTTTGCCCTTCGTCCAGAAATGTACTTTGACCAGTTCGCAGACGTGCAAGCCACGAACGCAACAAACCCAGGTGCATCCGTAAAGTTCACAGTGTTCTCCGACCTCGCAGCAGCGACCACGGAACTCGGTGAAGCAGAAGACGTAACCCCAGTCGCAATGAGCGACAACCAGGTTACCGTCACCCTCCGTGAATACGGTAACGCAACAGTTACGACAGCGAAACTTCGTGCTTCGTCTTTCCTCCCTGTTGACCCAGTAGCCGCTAACGCTGTTGGTTACAACGCTGGTTTGTCAATTGACACCATCGCTCGTGACGTAATCCAGGCTGGCGACAACGTTATCTACGCAACAGGTGGAGCAGTAGCCCCATCTAGCCGTACAACTTTGAACACAGACGACACCCTTACCGCTAAGGACATCCGTCGTGCAGTTGCTCAACTCCGTGCAGCAAACGTTCCTACCATCGGTGGAAACTACGTTGGCTTCATTCACCCAGACGTGTCCTACGACCTTCGTGGCATCACCGATGCTTCAGGCTGGCGTGACTCGTACAAGTACACCAACGCAATGCCTCTTTACAATGGTGAAATTGGCATGTTTGAAGGCGTTCGCTTTATTGAGTCGGCTCGTGCCCCTCTGTTCGCAAACGCATCCAACAACTCTGGTGCATCTGGAACAATTGACGCATACGGTACCCTCATCATGGGTCAGCAGGCACTTGCCAAGGCTGTCTCAATGGGTGGCGAGTACGGTTCACAGCCAACAATTGTGTACGGTCAAGTGACCGACCTCCTCCAGCGTTTCCGTCCAGTTGGTTGGAAGCACTTCGTTGGTTACGGTGTGTTCCGTCAGGAAGCATTGCGCCGCATTGAATCATCTTCAAGCATTGGTGCAAACGCCTAATAACCCCTGTATAGTGTCCGTGTCCTAGAGACACAGCACAGCAAGCGAAAGCCCTTCACTTCGGTGGGGGGCTTTTGCTATTGTGTAGACATGGCAACTTTTCGCCCACCAACAGACAACTTTGTAAACTGGGCTTTACCTGGGGAACGTGGAATCCTTGCGTATCTGAAACCAGGTAGGCGTGGACGTAACGTGTTCAAACTAAAGGACGGGTCATTCACTGAATGGCAACCAGGGGATGCTGACGATATTGCTTTCACCTATCATGGTGGGCATATCCACGAGTTAACAGCACAAGAAGAAGCAGACCTTACTGCTGCTGGATATGGTGATTATATTGAAGCATAGAGAGACACATCCAAATCTGGATGTTGAAGGTTGTTTCGGATGCAAGGTTGCAGGGGTTCAGATTGGTTCTAACTCCACGACCACCAAGGGTGAGGCGGTTGCGGTTATTAACCAGCGTGAAAAGAACTGGTCAAAGGATATGCCTGCTTATAAGCGTCTTCGTAAAGAAGGGCTGCAACCTAAGACGATTGATGGTTGTCATGCTGTTGAACAACTTGCTACGTCTAAGCATCAAATTGAAGGTACGCCAGCGCCGTTGTGAACTATCAATCATGGCAGGGTTTCCCTGACCCAAAGTTGGGGTATGGTTCCATGCTCCAAGGTTTTAAGGATTCGCTTCCTAAGACTGTGAAGTTGGATAAGTCTGCGTCTGTTCATGTTCATATGCAGGTTCCGTATGCTTGCAAGGGGTGGCTTGAAGGTCAGCATCGTGTTTTGTTTTCTATGTGGGAAACAGATGTTTTGCCTCATAGGTTTCGTAGATGGCTTGAACATTTTGACCAGATAATTGTTCCTTGCCAACACAACGTTGAACTGTTCAGTCAGTTCCATAATGATGTTTCGTATTGCCCGTTAGGGGTAGACCATAAGTTTTGGAAACCAATAGGTGAACCTGACAACGATGTGTTCCGTTTTCATGGGGGCGGGTCTTTGTGGCACCGTAAAGGTCTTGACGTTCTAGTGAAGGCGTTTAACGCTTTGAAACTTCCTGATGCTGAACTACACATCAAAGCAGCACCTCACGCACAAGATGTCCCCACCAAAAAACTAGGTGAAAAAATCTTCCTCAACAGAGAGTGGATGAACCCTGAAGAACAACGAACATGGTTCAACCAAGCCGACTGTTTTGTGGCTGTATCTCGTGGCGAAGGTTTCGGACTCATGCCGCTACAAGCCATCGCCAGTGGTATCCCCACAATCATCTCAGACAGCACAGGACAGTCCCAGTTCTCACACCTAGCCTTCGGGGTAGTTCCATGCACCAAATCCAAAGCGGAAACCATAGGGCAATGGGACGAACCAAACCAAAAGGTTTTGGAAGAACTAATGATGGACGCATACCGCAACCGTGGCACCATCAGACAGACCGCTATCTCCCGTGTCCCAGAAACCAAAGCCTTCACATGGTCAAAAGCCACCACCAAACTTCTATCCCTTATCCCTGAAGGCACCCTCCTTGACAACCCAGAATTTGTCAGACCAGAAATAAAAGTTGAAATCCAGGTTGTTAGAAAAGTCAACGCCTACATTGGAAATGAGCCTTATAACCTTGTACCAGGGGAAACATACGTTGTCCCAGAGAATGTGCATGATGTTTTGCTGGATTCAGGCGCAGTAAAATAGTGCTATGCTTATGCGGGTATGGCTCAACCTGCTGACCAAGACCTAATTATCACCCGTGGTGACACAGAAACCCTAGTCGTAACTATCACGACTGATGGGTCTACTGCCGTTGACATTACTGGTCGTACCTATAAGGCACAGATTCGCAGCACCCAGGACTCCACCACTATCAAGGCTTCGTTCACTTGTACTGTGACTGGTGCCGCTTCTGGTCAGGTGACGTGTGTTTTGTCGGCTACTTCTTCTGCTGCTTTGTCTGCTGGTTTGTATTTCTGGGACTTGGAAGAAAATGCGTCAGGTGTTATTTCTACAATCCTGGCAGGGAATGTCACGGTTCTTGCTGATGTGACGAGGTAGCAATGGCTACTACAAACATTACTCTCAATCGTGGAAGTAACTTAAACAGTTACGAAATTGTTATTACTCGTACCACTGAAGTTGTGGGTGCGCTGGTTGTTCCTGTAGTGTCTGCTTCTACCGTTGACGCTATTGTCACGGTTGTTAGCAGTGCTAACACGGGACCACAAGGGGCTACAGGTGCGACAGGACCAACAGGAAATACGGGCGCAACAGGTGCGACAGGAAATACAGGACCGACAGGTTCTACTGGACCCACTGGAAGTACAGGTTCTACTGGAGCGACAGGCGCAACTGGAGGAACGGGGGCTACTGGACCCACAGGCAGTACGGGACCTACGGGACCTTTGGGACCAACAGGTCCTACAGGCGCAACAGGAAACACAGGAGCGCAGGGCGCAACAGGACCAACAGGGGCGACTGGAAGCACAGGTCCAACAGGCGCTGTGGGTTCTACAGGACCGACTGGTCAGACAGGACCGACAGGCGCTTCGGGTGCAACGGGAAGTACGGGGGCTACTGGTCCTACTGGAAGCACAGGTCCTACTGGTCCTACTGGTGACACTGGTGCGGTAGGGGCAACGGGTGAAACAGGAGCCACAGGTAGCACAGGTGCTACGGGTAGTACAGGACCAACAGGGGATACAGGCGCAACTGGTGCTGTCGGAGCCACTGGCGCAACTGGTCCTACAGGGGCAACAGGTCTTACAGGAGATACTGGACCGATTGGACCTACAGGACCTACAGGACCAACGGGCGCAGACTCAACTGTTCCTGGACCAACTGGACCAACTGGACCGACAGGTGCGGTAGGTCCGACGGGACCAACAGGTGCAACAGGTGCTACAGGACCGACAGGCGCAGACGGAACTTTTGCTTCAACGCAAACAATAAACGCCCAAACAGGCACAACATACACTCTGGCATCTAGCGATGCTGGCAAAATGGTGACACTCAGCAACGCATCAGCAATCACTGTTACCGTAAACGGGACAACAGCGTTATCTGCTGGTCAGGCTATTGACCTTCTACAAATTGGTGTAGGACAAGTAACTGTGGTTGCTTCTAGCGTGACCATGAACAGAACACCTGGTCCTAAGTTCCGTGATAGATATTCAGCAGCCACACTATTTTGTGTTGGCTCTAACGATTATGTACTTATTGGCGATTTGAGTTCGTAATGCCCATCAGACACGGGTTTATTGCTTCGTCTGTTGCACTGGCACCAACTGTTTCTTTGTCGGCTGCAACCAACTTTAACCAATCAATAGCCACACTAAACGCAACCGTTAGTGCAAACTTTTACTCAACAACAGTTAAGTTTCAGTACAACACAACTAATAACTTTGCTTCGTATACCGAAGTAAACGCTGCTACGACACCTATTTCTGGTCAGAGCGTTTCTTCATACGCCAACATAACTGGTTTGTCTGTCGGAACTACTTACTATTTCCGTTGTGTAGCCACTAATGCTATCGGTACAACCACGTCGTCTTCGTCGTCGTTTACTACATGGTCGTTGAAGACATACTCAAAGACAACTTCTGGCACAGACACATTGACATTGCAGACTGTCACACCAACTGGCGGTTCTGCCGTCATCCCATCTTTTACTTCCATCCTTGTCGGTGGAGGTGGCGGTGGCGGCGGTGGCGGTGGCGGCGGCGCAGGTGGATACAGGGATGTCTCGTCTGTGACTTTGACGAGCGTATCAAATCTTGTCCTTTCAGTTTCTGTGGGTGCTGGCGGCGCAGCAGGGACTGCTGGCAGTTCAAGTTCGTTGAGTGGAAACTTCACTACCATAACGGCTGGTGGTGGTGGTGGTTCACCTGACAATGGTTCATCAGGGGGGAGCGGCGGTAATCAAGGTTCGGGAGATGGCTCAACCACTGGCGGTATCGGATACGCAAACCTGGATAAAAACAATAACCCCGACCCTAATAACTATTCCTATGGTGGTGGCGCAGGATGGGCAGCAAACGGTACCGATGGAGGCAGCATCAATGTGGCACCAGATTATGCGTTTACCCCTGGTAATGGTGGTGCTGGTTCAACTATCCACGGCGTATCTGGCGGTGCAGGTGGTCGTGCTTTTTCAATGAACGCTGGCACTGGACAGTATGGTTCTAACGGAACACACTGGAACGGACCGAGTTCTGGTGGTCAAGCCATCAACGGTGCTGGTATTGCGGGCGTTGTAAGATTTAACTATTACGGACCATGAGTGGCGGAATGATTCAAACAAAACTATTCTCAACAGATATTCTCGCAACACACCGAGGATTCTTTATTCTTGACAGGCTTCCAAAGAACGCAACAGAAGTTGACGTATGGATTCAAACACCAACTGGCAACGAATCGGTTGATTTTATTGATGTATTTGTTCTCCATGATGGAACACTTTTGGCTGCCTGGAAACACCCATTCCAGAAACTTCCATTACATAACCTAACTGTGTTTTGTAATGGCGTAGTGCAGGTTCTCAACCTTTACCCGCTTGAACGCATCATTGATATTTATGACCGCCCACTTGACTCTGAACTAGGGACATTTAGTTTTACAAAGTCTTCTCCTATCGGTGGTGGCGACTGGCGTTGTGACCGTGGAATGTACGGGGCAAAGGCTTTTGCTGGAGAGAACATTGACCGTGTGTTTAGCGAAGCAAATGAGATTGTTGTCTATGAACCGTTCATGTGTTTAAATGGTTCTGCTCATTTGATTTATGTGCAGGCAAAAAACAAATCTCAACTGGCTGAAGATAAATTAAACAACAGTGTTTCTCCTTCTACTGGGCGCACACTGCAAGAAACATTTAGGCTCATCTATGAATGGTCGGTATTAGCCGAAGAACCGTTTACCAGCGCCGACGACGCAGCCGTGGCAGCCAAGGCTTTTCTTGACGGTCTTGGGTTTACAACAGAAGAACTAACAGCCCTAGCCTCCCTGCCCCCTATGCAAATCAGCAACTACCTAGCAGGTAGCGAGACAGCCCGTGTCCGACCATCCAATATCCCCGCCTTAAACGATGCAATCAAGACAATGGTGTTTAAACGTATGGCTTCATCTTCTTTATCAGCCCTGTTTAAGATTCACGGCATTGAAGATACCTATGGTCTTGCCGCATTTGAGCAAGCAGAACTTGACGCTGGCATCCAACGGTTTGAGGGCTACTACACAGAACCTGTATCCGCAGCAGACAAACCTTTCTACGACAATCAAGTAAGATTCTTTAGGAACAAACAAACTGTTCTTAATCTTTAGGAGGGGTTATGAAAATAGCGGTCTACACAATCGCCAAGAACGAAGCCAAGCACGTAGCACGATGGGCTAAGTCATGCGAAGAAGCCGACTATAGGTTAATCCTTGACACAGGCTCAACGGACAATACCCGACAAATAGCATGGGACTGTGATGTCACTGTAGAGACAGAAACTTTTGACCCGTGGCGTTTTGACCACGCCCGCAACGTGGCACTCACATGTTTACCTGACGATATAGACCTGTGTATCTCCCTAGATATGGACGAGGTGTTAACCCCAGGGTGGCGACAAGTCTTAGAAAACTTATCCCCAGATATCAACATGGTTAAACACAAGGTCGTAACCACGTTCCATGCTGACGGTTCAGAAGGACAATCGTTTACCATTGGTCGCATCCACGGCAGGCATAGTCACACATGGAAGTACCCAATCCATGAAGTTCTTACTCCAGTAGCAACAGAAAACTCTACCCATGTTTATGGGTTAGAAATTCACCACCACCCTGACAACACAAAATCCCGTGGTCAATACCTAGAAATGTTAAAACTGGCAGCCGAAGAAAACACCAACGACGAACGTATCCAGTTCTACCTAGCCCGTGAATACTATTATCATGGACGATATGCACTAGCCCAACACCACTTCTCACGGCACTTATCCATCTCCCAATGGAACCCCGAACGAGCAGCCTCACACCGTTACTTGGCGAAGATGCGACCCGACTCTGCCGAACATCACCTGTATAAAGCAGTAGCGGAAGACCCGACCCGCCGTGAAAACTGGGTAGACCTAGCCAACCTTTACCGCACCAAAGAAGACTGGGCTGCCTGCCGAGCATCCTGCGAAATGGCGTTCCGAACCACAACCAAACCAACAGATTACTTCTGCGAACCAGAAGCATGGGGTTGGGAAATCCATGATTACATGGCGCTTGCCTGCTACCACCTTGGCGACCATGACGAAGCCTGGTTCCACGGAAGCGAAGCATTAGCCCTCAACCCAGAAGATGAACGACTTGAAGCCAACCTCACATGGTATCGGCTATGATGTAGTCACCTCAACAATTAGGAGCAACAAATGCCAATGGTCGGAAAAAAAGAATTCCCATACACTGCTAAGGGAATGGCTATGGCGAAGGCTGAAGCCAAGGAAAAGGGAATGAAAATGAACAAGTCCAAGAAGGCTCCAGTGCGTAAGGCTAAGGCTAAGAAGAAGTAAATGTCCACCGTCGGTACCGTTATTGATAGGACAGTACGCCAGTTAATGTCTGGCACTGTAGAAGAACGTAACAAAACAACTCTTGCTATCAACGCAACTGTTACAAGTGTCACGTTTCAATACGACCTTAGCGGTATCCGACCTGGTGGGGTTATCCAAATAGATAACGAACTCATGTATGTATGGGAAATCTCTGCTGGTTCAAAGTCTGTGACTGTTGAGCGAGGTTGGAACGGCACCACAGCAGCCGCCCATGCTGCGTCTTCTGTTGCAACCGTAGACCCTAAGTTCCCTAGAGCGCAAATCCTAGAAGCGATGAACGCTGAACTGGATGACTTGGCAAGCCCTATGAACGGTTTGTTCCAAATCAAAATCTTGGAGTTGAACTACAACGGCACCGACCTAATGGTTAACCTGCCGACAACAGACAAAATCATTGACTTGATTTCAGTTTCATTACGCTACATCTCAACCGACTACATCAAGGTTCGCCGTTGCCGACTTATTCGTGACCTCCCTAATGATGACTTCAACACTGGATACGCCATCCGTTTTGATGAGCAGGTACGTGCAGGACGAATGGTTATCGTATACAAGTCACCATTCAGCAACATCACAGCAGAAACACAAAACATCCAGAATGTCACTGGTCTTCCAACATCATGTGAAGACATCCTGATTATCGGTTCGCAGATTCGTTTAGTTGGTCCACGAGAAATCAAACGCAACTTCACAGAATCACAAGGCGACACCCGCCGTCCAGATGAGGTTCCGTCTGGGTCTGTTAGCAACTCAATCACTAACTTGTTGCGTATGCGTCGTGACCGCATCACATCTGAAGCAGCAAAACTTATGAGGCAATACCCAACTTTCCTAAACAGGGATTAAGCAATGGCGGTACCGACCTTCACACTGCCGTATGTTGGCACACCACCGTATTTTTCTGGTACAGCCTCATCATCTTTGGTGCCGCACACTTTCCCTGTCGCTATTGATGGTCGTCCATACATGATTGACCAGAAATCAAATCAGTTCAAACGTGGCTATGAGCAGCGTGTTCGTGATTCAACGGACGATTCCACCAGCCCTGGTGAGGGTGCTATTAACCCTGGTGGTTTGTGGAGGCGTGGTCAGGACTCATGGCATTTTGGTGCGGGTCAACGCTATGCCGACACTGCCGAATCTAAGGACTACATGTTCTACAAGTCTAAGGGTATTAACCCTTGGGTGAAGGGTCAGTTGTCGTTGCTTAACGCAACTAGACTGCCGTCGTCATCTGCTATGACAGGGACAAACCTCAAAATGATTGAGGTCAACGGCTACATCTATGTGGCTGACGGGCAAACATTAAAGTACAGCACCAACCCATACGCTGCTACTCCTACTTGGACTTCGGTAACTACTGGTGCGCCCACCGCCGCAATCAACGACATCATTACTGACGGCAAACAAATTTATGTTGCATACGCCAATGAGGGTGTGATGATGACAACCATCGGTGGTTCTTCTGTTGCTGACCATTACGCCACATCAGGCGGTACATATAACTACACAAAACTTGGTTTCGCTAAAGGTTTCGTTGTTGGCGTACACAACGATACCGCCAATACCCATGTTCATATTATTCCTTATGCTGCCAGCACTTCTCACGGTACAGCAACAGCAACATTGCGTGACCCGAACTTTGTTTGCACAGGAATTGTTGGCGGGCAAAACGCTATCTACGTAGCGGGATATTCAAACGATGCAGGCATTGTCTACCGTTTAGGTATCAAAACAGACGGCACAGTAGATGTCGCCATCGTTGCTTTAGAACTACCAACAGGGGAATACCCAACAGCGTTACATGGTTACCTTGGTTTCGTTGTCATCGGCACAAACAAAGGTGTCCGATTCTGTTCAACAGATTCCCAAGGCGGTCTTCTTGCTGGTTCGTTGATACCAACATCAGGGGATGTCAAAGGTTTCAGCAGTGAGGACCGTTTCGTTTGGTTTGCATGGTCAAGATATGAGAACGCATTAGGCGGTTTGGGTCGTCTTGACCTGTCCAGTTTTATTGCACCTAACACACCTGCTTTTTCTACTGACTTAATGTACGCATCTGGTAACGATGTTCAGTCAGTTGCCACTCTTGCAGGTAAAAGGCTTTTTACAATTTCAGGTGTCGGTGTTGTCGCTGAAGATTCAGCCAACCTTGTTGCATCAGGCGAGATTGAAACAGGCACATGGCGTTGGGGTATCCCAGACCGTAAGTTCGTAGCCAAGATAGACACACGTTCCACCCCCCTTGTAGGGTCCATCGCTTCCTATCTAAAACTAGACGACGGCGACTACACGGAAGTAGGCGTATGGGACACAGGCAACGACATTGAAAACTCCTTTGACGGTTCCGACACACGAGCCATTGAAGCAGAATTCAAGTACGTCCTCACCAGGTCCTCCACTGCCACATCAACAGGACCAACATTCACCCGTTGGATGGCTAGAGCATATGCCGCACCGTTCCGTTCACAAGTATTCGTTGTTCCTGTCCTGCTCCACCAGTCGGTCACTGTCCGTGGCAAAGAGTATTACTACGACGTTGAAGAAGAACAATCATTTTTTGATGGGCTAATCGGCTCACCTCGTATCATTGCTTTGCAAATGGGTTCGGTTACGCACTCAGTAATTTTGGAAGATTTGCAGTGGGATGCGTCAGATTCGCAGGGGAATACATGGCAATTTAACGGGACGCTTGTTGTAACCTTGCGTTCAGTGGAAAACTAGGAGATAACAATGGCTTATTCACGCAGGTCTTATAAAGGTGCAGCAGTAATCAATGCTTTGGGTGGTAGCGGTCTTGCCGCTAACGCTACAAGCATCACTCTTGCAGCATCAATGTCTGGATGGTCCACAAGTGGGACACCTTTCTTTGTTGTTGTGGACCCTGGCACAGCCAAAGAAGAAAAGATTTGTGTTATCTATGCTTCTGCCACCACGTTGACTGTGGTTGACCCTGCTGTTACTTCAGCCTGGTCAGCATCAGTTAATGGTCGTGGTGTTGACGACACGACAGACAGGGCGCATGATGTTGGCGCAACTATCTACCCAGTGTTTACCGCTACCGAAGCAAACCAGGCTAATGAACTTGTGTCTAAGTACACCACCAATGGTGACATTGTGGTTCATGGAACAACTGGTCCTAAGACTATTTCTACTGGTGGTTCTGGCAACAATAATAAGGTGTTGGTTGCTGATTCCACGGTGGCTGACGGTGGTGTGAAGTGGGCAACCGTAGGTACCGACGGAATTGCTGACTCGGCTATCACATCAGGGAAGATTCTTGATGGTGCAATTGTCAACGCAGATATCAATGCCTCAGCCGCTATCGCCCTCAGCAAGTTGGCTACAGGTGCGTTACCTACCGACATCACAGTTGCATCAGCAAACCTTGTCAATGGCACTGTTGCGTTAGCAGACCTTGCTACTGCTGTCGCCAATGCTCTTGTCCCTGTCGGAACTATCGCCATGTATGGTGGCGCTTCTGCACCTACAGGTTGGTTGCTTTGTGACGGCACATCCACCACTGGCTATACAGCGTTGGCTGCCATTGTTGGTGCTACGACCCCTGACTTCAAGGGTCGTTTCGCTTTGGGCGACAGTGCTTCTTTGACCTTGTTGGGAACAGGTGGTTCAACTACCATCGGTACGAACAACTTGCCAAGCCATAGCCACGCAAACACTGCTGTCTTGGCTTCGGGAACTGTCACAATTACCGACCCTGGACATACACACACTATCAACGGGGAACTTGTAGCAGCAGCGAGTTTGAGTGACAACGAAATAAATGTCATCAATGCGCAGGGTCAAGGCGTGGGCGCATACACTGAGTCAACGGCATCAAACACCACGGGTATTACAGCCACAGTTGGTACAGAAATCACGATGACCAACGCCAATACTGGCGGTGCAGAGGCTTACCTCCAGCCCCATGTGGTCGTGAACTACATCATCAAGCACGACTAACCTGCTAAGGTATACCCATACCTGGAGGGGTCAACCAGTAGGAGAACCCCAAAATGTTGTCATTGAAGATTGCCAAGGACGTAGCAAGCCGCATCGTAGCGTTGTTCATCATGTCCAGCCTTACCATCATCACAGGCTCTAGCATCATCAACTCCGTAGGCACAGGCGTGTCCATCCCGTTGTGGTACTCGGCAGCCCTCGGTGGTTTCCATGCCATCGCAGACGTACTCGTCAACCTCGCCAAGTCATCCCTTGACGGCAAGTTAGAAGCACATGAAGTGGACGCAGCCTTCGGTGTGAAGCGTGACCCACAGGCTCAATAGAGCCGCACTATTTTTTATAGGGGTTATCGCTTCTGCTTTACTGCTGTCATCCAGTGCTAAAGCGGAAAACATAATCGTCACCCAACCAACAGACTTCTGGTTTGAATACAGCGAGCCGACACAGTTCATAGCGCAGACCTATCAGTCTGAAGGCTACCCATCCGACCCTCAACTATGGCTGTATACAGAGGGAGGGGAATTGATTGTCAGCAACGATGACTACAACGGTTTGCAATCCTATTTGTCTGTGCAGTTAGAGCCAGGTAGGTACCGTCTACGTGCAGGAACTTGTTGTCACCAGCCCGATGTTTGGCGTGATGGCGTGACTTGGAATGTCCAGTATGAACTGGGCTACGGACAGGGCGCTGTAACTACCGTTTCAGTGTCACCCACAACAACGCTCCCACAAGCAACAACCACGGACCCACCCCAAACGACCACTCTGCCAACGACATCTACTGTCCCCCCGACAACAACAACAGAACAAACGACAACCACCACAGAAGCGACAACCACAACCACAACGACAACCCTTGCCCCTGTAGTTTCTTCCACTTCCGTTGCGCCTGCCACAACTTCACCTCAAACCACCACATCTACTGCTGCTCCTTCCACCACAACCACGACATCAAGCACGTCAGTGCCGCCAACAACACAGCCGCCCATTCCAGAACCCACATTACCTACTCCCATTCCTACGAGTACATCAACAATACCACCCAACATTACAGAAGAACAAGCAACAGAGATAGCCCTAAATCCTGAAGTGTTGGCAACCATCACTGAAGAAGAAGCAACCCAGGTCTTTGAAGCCCTCGTCATTGATGACCTAACGGATGCCCAGTTAGAAGAACTTGTAGCCTCGGTCAGTGCTGCCCCTACAGAGGTCCGAGAAGCCTTTGAGAAGACCGTAGACATCTTCGGTGGTGGTCTGGACACCTACGTCCCCGTCGGTTCTAATGTCCCCGTGTCCACCCGTAGAACCCTTGTCACCCTAGCCGCAGTCACAATGACCGCCGCCGCCACGACCCGAATGAAATGGTAGATTTGTACCCATGCGTAAATATCTAGGCGTTATCGTTTCCATACTTCTCTGGGCATCAGGTACAGGACTTGTTCTCATCACCCTGTCAGGACCTACATTGTCCAAGGCTCTGATGATTAGCGTGACAACCCTTGTCGTTCTCATCCTCGCTGCTGTATTCAATATCGCAACTGATGAGTAGATAGTAAAAGCCCCAGGCGAAGGAGAAAGGGGAAAAGAACTCCGCCTGAGGCAAAAGAAATAGTACACCCACCCCATTACAAAAGCAACACAGGAACAAACAAATGTCAAAGACACTCCCATATAAAAAGTTAGTAGTACCAGCAGGTTTGAAAGGTCAAATCAATGGTCGTCTTGACAAGAGTCTTCTTGTTGGTGTGAAGACTGGCGGCAAAATGTATAAGGAAGCAGCCGAAGCGTTCAACAAAATGTATGACGCAGCAATGGCAGCAGGTGTTCAACTCCGCAACATTGGTGACTACCGTTCTTATGACGGACAGTTCGCAATGTTCATGGACCGCTATGAAGTAGCCAAGCCGAACGACCCACGCCTCGGCAAGAAGAACACAGTGACCCGCAAGTTTGACGGCAAGACTTGGATTCTGAAGAAGGGCAAGGCACCATCGGCTGCACCAGACCCGACAGGTAAGTCAGGTTCTAACCACGGTTGGGGATTGGCTATTGACCTCGCTGTTGAGGGTAAGGGTGGCAACATTGTCGGCATGGCATCCGCTAAAAAAGGATTCAAATGGATGTGTGAGAACGCACCAACGTTCGGGTTCTACCTTCAGGGAAACAACATCAAGTCGCCAGAGTTTGAACACTGGCACTGGCAGTGGTGTGACGGGAAGTGACCGCTATCCAGGTCTTAGGGATGGTCGCTGCGGCAGTGGCTTCTCTTGGTGTTATTCACCGTGGGTTGCTACTGCCAATGTACCGTTGGGCTAAGCGCATTGAGAAGGCGATGGGGTTTGTTGAGGAACAGATGCGCCCGAATAGTGGGTCGTCTTTGCGGGATTCTCTTGACAGAATTGAGAACCGTTTGACCCTTGTGGAAACGTACATCACTAAGCCAGACTGATAACCTAGCGAGTCCTATGACTCTCGCAGACCTTATCGCCATCCGTAATTTCCTAGTAAAAGTAGTGGTTCGGGGACCAGAAGAAGAACAACTAGTGAATCTTGTAGCACGGATAGAGCAACTCCTTGCCAGCCACAAAGCGGCATAGTAACCTAAAGCCATGACCTCGTTGTCCCACATCTACGTATGCCCCACCTGCGAAGAAGCATGGCATCAGTCACAAGGACGGTACTGTCCTGAGTGCCGCACAGAAGGCGAACCAGCAGACAATGAAGACTGAATACCCCGTTGTACTTATTGAATGGGCAGACGCTTGCGGTGGGGACGCAGGCTGGCTCACGCTAGAAACCATTGAAGATGAAGGCGAAACCCTTGTCCACTCAGTAGGTTTCCTTGTCCCATGTGAAGACCCAGGTGGCAAGAAAGACCATGTGACTTTGCTTCAGACCTACCACGATGGTGAAGGAATCAACCTGTTCTACATCCCTGTGGGTATGGTCAGAAAAACTTTTGTGTTGACCCCTTGTAATTGACGCACCCCTTCTGTATAGTGATTTATACATAACACAGAAGGAAGGGGAACTCCATGAGTTTCACTCGGTATCGCATACCAAAAGCACCACACGGTTCACAAGCATGGTTGAATCAGCGTTACACAGACGAAGACGGCAACCGCCGCATCTCCGCTAGTGCAGCCGCAGCAATCTATGGCTTGCATCCGTTCGTAAAGCAAGACCAGTACGCAGCAGAACTGCTGTCAGGAATTGCACCAACACCCATCCCTCCAAACGCAGCGATGGAAACAGGCAACCGCCTTGAAGACACCATCATCCAATGGGCAGGTGACCGCCTCGGCATCACATTCACCACACCCGATGAACTGTTCTGCTACGACGACGAAGAAGGCGCACACCTTATCTCCACCCTTGACGGTTGGAACGAGGAGACACGCCACATCCTTGAAGTCAAAACCACCAGCCGTGAATACTCAGGCACCTTGCCTGACTATTGGAAAATCCAAGGTGTACAACAAGCCATTTGTTCTGATGCAAGCCGTGTGACATGGGCAATCTTTGACAACACGCTCCGCCTCACCATCGTGGAACAGAACGTCACTGATGATGAGAAGCAGGAACACATCTCTGCGTGTGCTAAGTGGTTGAACAACATCGCATTGGGCATGGACCCTGAAGGTGTTGTCTACACATACGAGACAATCTCTACTCGCTACTCACGTTTCAACGGTGGCATAGCAGAACTGAACCCATCAGTAACAGAACTGATTGCACAGTTGAAGCATGTCAAGTCTGAACTTTCCTCATACAAGGCTATGGAAGATAGGTTGAAGGCTGAACTGTGTGACTTGATTGGCGAGAACGAATCTGCCACAATCAATGGGGCAACAGTTGCCACATGGAAGGGATACAAGCGTGACTGGTTTGACGCTAAGAAGTTTCAGTCAGAGAACCCCGACCTGTATGCACAGTACGTCAAGTCCACATCATCACGAACACTCCGCTTGAAAGGCGAATAACAATGGAACAATCATTCACATACTCAACACCAAGAAAGGTAACAACACCAGTGGAAAACAATAAAGCAGAAGAACTCAGAAACATTCTGAAGGACTACGCAAAACCAGACCCATCAATTGTTCAGCAACTACCTAAGGGTGGCACCAAGTTGGACTTCGTTGGACACGCAGACATCACTCGTATCCTCATTGAGATTGACCCGTACTGGTCATGGGAACCATGCGGTTGGGTACAAGGTCGCCCTGCTATCCACATTGAGAACGGCATGGCAACCATGTGGGGTTGGCTCACAGTCCACGGTAAAGAAATGCTTGGCGTGGGTAGTGTCAAGGCTGACAAGGGAGACTATGAGAAGGAACTTATTGGAGATTTCTTACGTAACGCTTCCATGAGGTACGGAATAGCGTTGAGCCTTTGGAGCAAATCGCAATTCGCCTCACTTGTAGAGGACAAGCCACAGCCAGCCAAGCCTGCACCTAAGCCAGCGTTACCTGACGATTCACCGTTGAGCGAAGACCAAATCAATGCGTTCAACAAAGCATGTGTAGATAACGACTTGAACCCTATGACTATCTATAAGGATGCGAACGTGCGTTTCGGATTCGGCACACAGAAAGACCTGGCTGCTTTGCGTAAGGCTTTCACTACCGCTAAGGCAGGTAAGTGATGAGTGCGAAGCGAACAGTAGACCCCGATGGGGAGATTGCATCAACCCGTTTCATGGGGTTGCGTGTCACAACTAAGCAGTGGTATCACATTGAACTTCTTTGTCAGGTACGTGGCGGTATCACCAAGTCAGAACTGTTACGCCAGTTAGTGAAAGAGGCGATGGATAATGTCAAAGAGCCGTTCTAAAGGAACATCATTTGAAACTCTCATTGCTCGCTTCATGCGTGACAACGGGTTCCCCTATGCAGAACGTCGTGCATTGCATGGCAGTTTAGATAAGGGAGACATCAACTGTGGTGCGCCTATTGTTATTGAATGTAAGGCAGCGAAACGACATGAGTTGTCGGGTTGGTTGCAGGAGACTGAGGCTGAGCGTGTCAATGCTGGTGCTGACTTTGGTGTGCTGGTTGTGAAACGTCAGGGTCATGCCACTGGTGCAGAGCAGTATGCCATCATGCGTTTTGAGGATATGGTGAAGTTGTTGAAGCAGGCAGGGTACTGATGGAACAGGCAAGCCGTGAACTCTTTGAATGTCTAATGAACCGCATATACAACGCCTCAGATTTTGTGCGCCTACAGGCACCATCAGAGCGTGAACGTAAAGCCATTGACACATGGCTACAACTACAAGAAGAAAAGGAACTAGGGGAATGAGCGACGATGAATGTCCAGGTGGTCACACCTGCCCACGTAGCCGATGCGGTTGCAACAGCAGGTCAGAACAACCATGTTCATTCTGTGACTGGTGGACATACCATCAACACTGCGAACCGATAGAAGAAGACGATGAAGACTGACATAAAACATGGGCGCTCTGCCTACCTGAAATACAAATGCCGATGCACAATCTGTGTCACAGAAGCGCAGGCATACCGTAAGAAGTACCGTGAAACCAACATCAACGCAGGTCTACGACTAGACGCAACACCACTACTCAACCGTCTTCTCCTAGACGAACGAGTCGGGGCAGTGGAGGCAAGTGTCAAGTCAAGGTGGCGGGCAGAAGGAATAGAAATCTATGCAGCCGACACATGGGCAACCCGACTTGGGTACCACCCTATTGAAATATGGGGTCAAGACTTCTATGTTGGATGCTTTGACAACACCAGCGTGAAACAAGAGAAAGAATTACTCGGTGGAAATAGCAGGGTATAACCCTAAGTTTGATTTCAAAACAGACTTAGAGTACGGGCATGAAGGTGAACAAAACCTGATTGATTTCTTCAACGCTTTCAATGAAGGCACAGTGGAAGTCAAGGCTGACCGATACCGTAATGGGCGTATGGCTGTTGAGACAGAGCAGAACCCGAACGGTAATGGTTGGAAAGTATCAGGCATCAACGTGACAACTGCTACATGGTGGGCGTATAGGTATGCTCCTGATGCGTTCATCATTGTGAGTGTGAAACGATTGAAGAACTATCTTAGAGTAAACCGTGACACGCTACAGAAACGTGACTTCGCACCCAACAGCACCAACCCCGCAAAAGGATTTCTCCTTTACCCACAACACATTCAGGATTTACAAACCAACCAAGCCTACGATTAGGCTAAACTCGCCTTAGAGAAACGGGGCGCAAACGTAGCCACAAGGAGGCACTATGCGAAAATATATATCGGCATCCCTTATTGCCATTTCACTGGTCACAGTAGTACCAGCACCAGCATCAGCAGAACAAACCAAGTCCTGCCCACAATACGAGAACGCACTACGCCGACATGGGCTACCAGTCAAGCAGTTCAGTTACATCATGTGGCGTGAGTCCCGATGCAACCCCAAGGCTGTGTCCTCACAGAACAGCAACGGTTCCTACGACTACGGCGGGCTTCAAGTGAACTCAACGTGGAAAACCGTAACAGCCCGTGTCTGTTCCCGCCCATTCCGACAGACCAAGAAATCCCTGCTCAACCTAGAGTGCAACCTGAAAGTGTCCCGCTACCTATACGACAACGGTGTACTAGCCCACTGGCGTGTAACAAGCGGGACAAGGTAGTAACATGGAAACAATGAA